TAGGTCACGCCGAACGTGTCCCCGGTGACCTCATCCGTGATGTGCAAGTTCTTCGCGCCCGTCACCGTGATGACCGGCAGCGCGGTTACGGCAGTGTTCGCGGTGAGGCGAACCCGCGTGTCTATGTCGCCAACCGGGGTCAGCGCGGTAACGGTCCGGTCAGCGTCCGCGTAGATGTACGGGTCAGTGCAGAAAAGCTCAATGACCACGTTGCACACGTTGTACGCGAAGTGCAGATCAAGCGGGCCGGACCGCTTACGCGGACGAGCGTTCACGTAAGCCGTCAGGTTGCCCGCTAGGCCGGGGAACAGGAAGCGTAGAGGCTTCTCGTCCCCGCCCGGCTGGAAGGCTGCCACAACGTCACTCAGGGCTTCCCCGAAGCTGTCAGGGTCAGTCCCGTAGACCTCAAGCGTGAGAGTGACCGTCCGACCGTTGAGGTAGTCGTCACCGGCCCATAGGCCGTTGCGCTGGACTAGCTCAAGGTCGGACGAGCGGACTTCCGGAAGGGTCAGAAGCCCGTCAACCTGAACGATGGAAACGGCGGAGTCGGGTTCCCCCATGACTAGCCCGTTGTAGCTGCAAGTCCACTCGCCCAACTCCGCCATTACCTATCTCCCTTCATGTGATCCAGCCCACTCAATTGAGTCGGCTAGCGCGCGGTGCGCATTGCCCACGCGACTTCACGCCCGATTGCGTGCGGGTCAGCGTTCGACTGAACGTTGACGACGACTCCCCCACCACCACCCACACCGGCATGGTTCGGGATCACGTTGGACCCCTTCGGGAGGTTCACCCATTCCGGACCACGCTCACCAACGCGAGTCATGCCGGAAGCCGGGCCACCCATGGCGCGAATCTTCGGAATCGGGTTATCCGGAATGTCAATCGACAACGCGCCCCAACCGAGCGAGTTCGGGATAGCCCAGTTGAGAAGATCAATCACGCCGTTGATTGCGCCCTTAGCGGCACGGGCCACGGTGCCAGCGAGCGACGACGCGAACCCGCCTAGGCTGCTAAGCCCGTTCTTGATTCCGTCAATCACTCGTCCGCCGATCGACTTACCGGCGTTCATGATTGCCCCGGCGGCAGACAGGATGCGCCCGGGGAGCGACTTCACGAAGTTGACTACAGCGTCTAGCCCTTCCTTTGCCTTATCCCTGACCCACTTGAACGCGTTAGCCGTTGCGTTCTTGATCGTGTCCCAATGCTTGATAATCAAGCCGGGACCGGTGAAGTTCAGGAACAGGTTTTTGATGAAGTCAAACGCTGCCTTGATCTTGTCCCACACCCACTTAAAGGCAGCGGCCGTGTACTTCTTGATCGTGTCCCAGTTCGCCCAAATCAGCGCGGCGAGACCAACAATGATGCCGATCACGATTGCTACCGGACCCATGGCAATGAGCCATGCGGCAGCCATGCGGGCAGCCTGCAACATCGCTTGCGCACCCATGAGAAGCCACTGACCGACCATGATTGCGCCGGAGATGACAGCCTGACCGGCAGCCTTGAGCCACCCGCCAACAACGGCCCAATGTGCGAGCACTTGTGTTGCCGCGCCGGTAGTCGCGCTTGCCGAACTCGTCACCCATGCGGTCACGTTGGCGATTGCCGCCGTAGTCGCGTTGACTCCCCATGCGATCAGCGCGGGCAGTAGAAGCGTCGTGATGATGCCCGCAACGATCCCAATCGGGGTCTGATTGGCCATGATCCACGTAGCCACGTCCTGAGCCGCATGAGCGACCGGAACGAACGCGTCAGCCATTCGGGTAAGAATCGGGATGACGTTGTTGCCGATGAACTCGACTAGCCCCTGTTGCATGGTTCGCGTGAACGCTGTGATCTTTGCCGACGCGTTGTTAGACATGGTGTCGCCTGCCTTTTTGGCAGCACCGTCAACCTTGCCCAACTTCGTCACGGCGGTGTCTACGTCCAGCGAGTAGAGCGCACTGCCCATGTCCTCAGCCTGAGTACCGAACAGGTTCACGGCTGCCGCTGAGCGCTCCGCAGGGTCCTTGATCGCACGAAGCTTGTCTAGGGTCTCGCCTAGGGCTTGCTTCGCTGCCGGGCCACCGGCCGCAATCTTGTTCTTCATGTCGTCAGCGTTGAGACCGATTGCCTTGAATCCCGCTGCCGTAGTCGCGCTACCGTCCACAGCGCGAATGCTGAATTCCTTAATGGAGTCAGCCACTAGGTCAGCGTCACGAGCGCCACCCTGTAGACCTTGCTGAATAAGACCCATTGCGGTCTTACCGTCTACGCCTACCTTTTGGAACTGAGTGGAGTACTCGTTGAAGGTGTCGAGAAGGTCACCGGCCTTGTTGGCTCCCACCTGAACGCCACGCGTCAGAATGTCGAACGCCTCAGTTGCGTTCTTCGCCATGCCGGTCTTAAGCATCACGCCAACGGCGTTAGCGGTCGGGCCGACTTCGTCGCCTAGAACGTCGGCAACGCTCATGGCCTGTTCGCTGATATGCGTCATCTGATCAGCGGTGGCACCGGCAGGAACAAGCCCCTGTTGCCATAGGTTCTTGAGCGCTTCGTTCGCGCTCTCGACTGAATCGCCGTAGCCCTGCGAGTAAATCTTTCCCGCTGCCGCGCCGAGCTGCTTAGCCTGAGCGGGGTCCGCCCCTAGCTGAGCCGCTAGCTTGCTCGTCTGCGCTTGCTGGTCCATGGCTTCGCCAATACCGGCAGCGAGACCGGCGGCAATCGTGCCACCGGCTAGCGCGGCAACTCCGGCAGCTTTCTTGCCGAAGCCTTCAACCTCCCTAGACGCTTCGCCTAGGGAATCCACTAGGTCTGTGATATCGCCGAGAAGCGTAATCTTGATCGGCTTAGCCACGACCGGCCCCCTTACTCAGAGTGAAAAATTACCCCTCCGCCGGCCGGGGCTAAATGGGAACAGAAACGGACATGACGGGCACCGCGGGGAGTACAGAGAGTCACGTCATGACCGGGGTCCGACGCTCCCCACTGCCCCCGCGTGAGTGCTTCCGCGATTCCTTGTTCTCGTCCTCAACGTCTTTGACCATTTGGTCAACCAACGCGTTGAAGTCCCTTAGCTCAAGGGACCGAACGTCCCGCCACGTGAGCCCCTTGAAATGGCTCACGAGACGGGCGCACGTAACTACGCGTTGGCTTCGGTAGGGTCCGCCGGAGTGGCGGGCTTGAGGATCAGCCGAAGTCGGCCCGCGTCCTCAATGGTGAAGTCAGGGTTATCCCGCTTCTTGATCACGTAGGCCATGGCCTTTAGAAGCTTGGCCTTACGGACACCCGGCTTGCTCAGCGAGTCAAGCGGCGCGTCAATGATCTCTTCAATCGCGTCAATCTCGTCAATGGTGAGGCTTTCCAGGTTGAGGGAAAGCACGTCCGGCGACAGAACGTCGTCAGCAACAGGGGCAGGCTTGCGAGCGGGCATTACTGGTCACTCTCCAATTTGTCACGTAGGACTGTCTCTATTTCGCGCTCATACGTCGCGGATACTTCGTCACCCTTCCGCGCCATTGCACGGAACAGGAAGCGGTTAGGGCGGATGTGCCGCTTCGGAAAGCCGAAGTGGATAGCCCCCGCGTAGGGGACTCGCGAGGCACTGCCCGCCTTGACGGCAGCGGATTTAGCCGAAGCAACAACCGTGATGCTCTTCTCAAGCTTTCCCGGTTTGTATCGCTTGTTGCTCTTCGGGTCACGGTGCCCGTCCGGTGCCGTCTTACGGGCTTCCGGCTTGACTATCTCCGCTGCCATCTTGTTTACGTCCCGGACCTTCTTATTCAGGTCACGGTCTTTCAGCGCTCGTAGGGTTCGCTGTAGCTCGGTCAGCCCCTCAACTTGCACCGTGAATGTAGAGCGCTGAGTCATGAGCTATCCCCCTTAGCCGACGAATGCCGGGTCGTGCTCAACGTAGGTGAGCTTCACGGCGTCGTTCGTACCGTCGCCCGGGTCAAGAATCCTGAACGGAATCTTCATCGTGGTCAGGTCGTCAACGGACGCTTCGGGAGACTCGCCGGTGAACTGAATTGCCGGGCACTCGACCTTGACCGAAGAGCCGGGGGTGAGCCCAGCAAGGTCAACGGTCAGGCTGCAAACCTCACCGGCAATGAACGCTTCGTAGACCTTGAGACCGTCAGCCGAGAACTCAGCCTCAAACGTGCCTTCGTAGGTCGGGACAGCGCCACGAACAGGCTTCGCCTTAAGGGCCGTGCCCTTGAGGAATCGCCGGTCAACGTTCATGCCTAGGTCGCCGGTCAGCTCAAACTTGTTGGCGTCCACGGAGACCGAAGAGCCGTCAGCGCGCTTGAGCGTGATAGCCGTACGAGACCAGTCGTAGGCAAGTGCGTCCGCCGGGTAGACGATCGGCACGAAGGACGCGGGGTCGCTCGTGTGGGACACGTCCCGGAAGTCGAACTTCGCGGACAGCGTGACCGGCTTCTCTACCTCAGCGCTGATCGTGAACTCAGTTGCGACGCACCCAACGTGCTTGTAGGCAACGAGAGTTCCCTCAGTCGTAGGCCGGATCATCTGAGCCGTGAACGAGGGGGCAGCGCTGAACGTGGACGAGTGGAAGACGTGAGTCAGCTTGCCCGCACCGTCGTTGCTCGCTCCGCCGTAAGCGTCGAACACACCGGACAGGAAGGGAGCCGCGCCACCGTCGAGAAGGTCAACTTCTAGTTCACCTTCGCCACCCATGTTGATGATGTTCCGGCGGTCAGCACGGGCAGTCTGTAGCCCCCGCCGGAAGCCGACCGACTCAATGAAGTCGCGGGAAGTCTTCCAACTGTCCGCCTTGCCTTCGTAGCCGGTCGTAGTCGTGGCAGCGGTACCGTATGTAGCTTCCGCGCCAATGCCGATAGCAGCGTCTAGCGCCATGGCCTAGCCCCTTTCAGGTGGTTGTCAGGTAAGCCGTCCGCGCACGTGCACGCGAACAGTCAGCGCGGAGTAAGCCCCGTCTGTGGTCTCCGCCGTATCGACGGATGCGGACTCAGGCCGTAGGTCAATGAGCCCCGGCACACTCGCACGATCAAGAGAGCGGCAGGCTTCGGCAATGTGCTCACGAAGCCCGTACACGGCCCGCTCAGCCTCTATCGGCTTGCCGGGGGTAACCGCTACCGCGTGAGCCTCAATCGTCCCGCTGACGTTCGTAGGCTTGCGCGTACCGGCACGGAAGGCGGCAACCTCAAGGTCTTCGTCTGTGCTCTCGCCTAGCCATATCTGTAGTCGCCGGTCAGCCTTGCCGGTCTCCGCGTAGGTGACCTGAATCCCTGCCGGGACGATCGTGGTAAGGGTCTCGTGTAGGGCCGACTTCACGTTGAACATGAACATGCGTCAGCCCCTTACATGAAGATGAATGGGAGCCGTACCCGGTAAAGGTTCAGCTTCGCGTTCACTTCCGGCAGGCTCGTCGGTCGCCAGTTACCACCGGCTTGCGCAAGCTG